TATAATATATATTTTACTATATAATTTACTATATAATTATAACTATAATATATATTAAATATATTAAATATATATTATATAAATGGCTGGCGGATTGCTAAATCTTGTATCTTTTGGAAATCAAAACGTTATATTAAATGGAAACCCTACAAAAACATTTTTTAAATCAACCTATTCAAAATATACGAATTTCGGAATGCAGAAATTTCGCATTGATTTTACCGGAACGTCTGCGTTAAACTTAACTACCGAGTCCATGTTTACCTTTAAAATTCCACGATATGCAGATTTATTGATGGACACATATCTGGTTGTAACATTGCCGACGATATGGAGCCCAATATGGCCACCAACAAGTTGTGCTGAAAACTGGGTACCCTATGAATTCAAGTGGATTGAAAATTTAGGGACACAGATGATTAAAGAGGTTGTGATATCGGTCGGTGGACAGACCTTGCAAGTATTAACTGGTAAATATTTGCTGGCACTCGTTCAGCGCGATTTTTCGGGTAGTAAGAGAAATTTATATGACCGAATGACGGGGAATGTGCCAGCATTAAATGACCCAGGAAATGCTGGAAGTCGTGTAAATACATATCCTAATGCGTATTATACGACGCTGTCGCAGGGCGCGGAGCCGTCGATAAGAAGTCGCCGATTGTATATTCCGATAAATGCATGGTTTACATTAGCGAGTAAGATGGCGTTTCCATTAACTGCGTTGCAATATAATCAGCTAAAGATAGATATTATTATGCGTCCTATCCAAGATCTTTATACAATACGTGATGTAAAGGATGTGGCAAATAATTACCCTAGTGTTCGCGCTAATTATTCTAAAGAATATATGCAATTGTATCGTTTTCTACAGACACCACCAAGTGTATCATTAGACAAAGTAACATATAGTAACGCGGATAACCCGAACTGGAATGCGGATATACACTTGATAAGCACGTACGGGTTTCTTTCAAATGAAGAGGCGAATTTGTTTGCGCGAAATGAGCAAAAATATTTAATCAAGTCGGCATATGAGTGGAACTTCGAGAATGTAACAGGAACACAACGTGTATGGCTAGAAAATACGATAGGTATGGTAAGTAGTTGGATGTTCTTTTTTCAGCGGAGCGATATCAATCTGCGTAATCAATGGAGCAATTATACGAACTGGCCGTATAACTATTTGCCATCTGATGTAATACCTGCACCTGCATCACGAGCAGATGCGATAGTAAATAATGTAGGATATACTTCATTCGGATGTGGTTTGTCGCCATATAATGTAGGTTTTGCACCAGGATATAATCCGGTAACTAGTGGGAAAAATGGGTATTTTATCACACAACCATTTAACGTCGAAAACCAGCGTGAGATATTGTCGAATTTGTCTATTCTGCTAGATGGAAAATATCGCGAGAATACGCTGGATGTTGGTATATATAACTTTATTGAAAAGTATGTGCGAACAAGAGGAAATGCACCTGATGGCTTATATTGTTATAATTTTTGCATTGACACAGATCCTTTCAATACGCAGCCATCTGGTGCATTGAATACAAGCAAGTTTTCTAATGTTCAATTCGAATTTACTACAAATTTTCCAAAAAATAATTCGGATTTGCAGTTTTTGACGATTTGCGATACTGCAATCGACCCTGTTACAAATAGATCGATACCTATTGGTGTGAATAAACCAATGTGGCGTATCTACGAATATAACTACAACTTGGTAATTTTAGAGGAGCGTTTTAATGTTGTTACATTTATGTCAGGAAATGCCGGACTTATGTATGCGAGATAAAAGTCCAATAGCCCGATATTACAATATACGCAAACTTTACATAAGCGACGTGTTAAGCTGTTGAGATACATGAACAAATGTTGTGCAAAGTGGTATATGTTTGATACATGATGCGTTGATATAAGTGCATGTGCTTCGCAACCCTCCCAGAAAATCAAGAATCGTGTTCTCAATAGGACCGCGATATGGAACGCGGACAAGACGTCCTTCAGATGAACGATAATTGCTCATACCTCCATAGTGTTTTTTCATAGCATGGGATGAACTCATGCCGTAGAATATTTTAGACTGCGAGCCATCCGGATTTGTAACAAGTTCGCCAGGGTTTTCATCGTGTCCGGAGAATGCTCCGCCCACCATGACAAAATCCGCGCCTCCTCCAAATGCTTTTGCCATATCACCAGGACATGTTATTCCGCCATCGCTTATAATATGTCCACCAACACCATGTGCTGCATCGGCACATTCCATGACCGCTGATAGTTGCGGCATACCTACACCGGTTTTCATTCGTGTAAGACATGCGCTGCCCGAACCAATCCCGACTTTAACAACATCGACACCACCATTAAGGATAAGTTCTTCAACGATTTCTCGCGTCACAACATTTCCTGCAACAATGATTTTATCAGGGTATGCTTCTCGAACTCTTTTGCAAAAGTTGACAAGACTTTCGATGTAGCCATTTGCAATGTCGATACATATCCAGTTACATTCCACTTGTGTCAGAATTCTCTGTAAACGCTGAAAGTCATGATCCTGTATACCGGTGGATACCATGAAATAGTCGGGATTAAATACAATATCATGTTGAGACTGATATTCTATAAAATCTTCGACATTGTAAAACTTGTGAAATGCAGTTACTATCTGGAATTTTGATAATACTTTATAGACATCAAAACATCCAATCGTATCCATATTTGCGGCAACTATAGGAATACCTTCCCACGACTTTAGAGAGTTGCAGTTTTTAAAACGAAAAATGCGCTTTAGATTAATATCGGAGCGACTATTTATCGTTGAACGCTTTGGGCGAATGAGAACATTATGGAAATCAAGCTTGATACCTTCTTCAATTTTTGGCATGGCAGTGTTGGTAGTAACTACTATACAATAGTATAGTTTGCATAATAAACTTTAAATATGTTTATAATATGTTGTTAGGTATTATAACCTTAGGTTCAATAATATAAAATGTTATACTATATATATTATTAATACATATTATATTATATGTCGACAACATATTTTAAAACATCAAATATTGAAAAATTAACAAATAAAAGTAGAAATAAAAATAAAAATAAAAAGGTAAGTGATAAAGAAGCAGAAGATGAGAAAGATGAGAAAATAATTGAAGGCTTTGATCCAACGAGTATGTTAGGAGGTAAAGATAGTGTTGATGGCAAAAATCCATCATCAAATATATTTAGTTCATCTGATAATGATAATGATAATGATAATGATAATAGTAAAAAAAAAGATGATATTACTAATCCTACAAGTTTTATAGGAACACAAAAATCAAATACGCAAAAAAGTGCAGAAGAACAAATGGACCCAAATAGTATTTTAATATTTTGCATACATGCTTTACTATCTGTATTGTTTGCATATGTGTGGGGGTGGTTATCGACAAACTTTTTATATTTAGCCACAGAATCAGAAGATAAATTGGATTATATTTTACCTATTGACGAGTATCATAAACCATATACAAATAATGCAACTAAAAATAATTGTTGGTATAACTATGGTTTTCCTTACAATTTAGGCAATAGAAATATCGGAAAAGAGAATGCAGTATCAGACCGAATTGCCTTAGAAAAAAGACAAAAAGATATAACATATTATTTATTGTTATCAAAAGAAAATGCAAATGATGAAAACAAGCAAGGGTTTTATTACGCATTGGTACAATATATATTTGAAGCGGTCTATGGTGGTCTTGGAATAAATGGTGGGAGATACGCAATGCGAATGATACTAAGTATTTTTAGCATCTCGGATTCTATTAAAGAGGATAAATCGGATACATGGGATAGGATGAAAGATAAAACATTTTTAAAGGTATCTGCATTTTTATCGTGGCCTATTATTATGCAGTTTATTTTTCCTGTTATAGGAATATGGTCGGGAGTTACATCATTTATATTTGGAATTTTACAGAATCATATTATCTGGGGGTTAATATTTAGTTTTACGATTGGAATATTTATAGCAATGGGATGTGGATTTTATATGGTGCTTAATGCATTGTATGTATTCTTTATTTATCCATGGTCAAATGACAACTCTGACGTAAACTCTGCAGGTAAATGGAGAAAAATCTTTGATGACTTAAAAGTATACATGTTATTTATTTTTTACTTCCAAATATGTATCTATGGTTTTAAGGACTTAGGTGGAGTAGGTGGGGCAGGAATTATGTTTATAGTCGTAGTTAGTATAATATTGCAATACATGCAACATTCCAGTTAAAGAGTTCTATAAAAATATTTTAATAATATTATTGTCGATATTATTAAAAACTATGTTGAAACAAAAAATAGTATTAAGGATAAAATATAATTAAAAATATAATTAAAAATATAATAATAGTATTCATTCATAAAATGACCAAAAATAATAAAAATAATAAAAATAATAAAAATAAATCCAAGGCTGATAATTCGTCTAACAACATAAGCGGCGACTTTCCGTTTGTTAGCGTATGCACACCTACATTTAATCGTCGACCATTTATTGAAATGATGGTTGCATGTTTTGATGGCCAAGATTATCCCAAGGATAGGATGGAGTGGATTATCATAGACGATGGGACGGATCCGATTGAGGATTTGGTAGGAGGGCATCCGAATGTAAAGTATTTCAGGTATAACAATAAAATATCACTTGGTAAAAAAAGAAACATTATGCATGATAAATCCAAGGGGGATATTATCGTTTATATGGATGACGACGATTATTATCCTCCTGAACGCGTTTCGCATGCAGTAAATACGCTACTTGCAAATCCATGTGCTTTATGTGCTGGTTCGAGTGAAATGTATATTTATTTCAATGATAGAAAACGAATGGTGCAATTTGGTCCTTATGGAAAAGACCATGCTACTGCTGGAACATTTGCATTTAAGCGGCAGTTGTTGAAACAAACTCGGTATAATGAAGATGCGTGTTTGGCAGAAGAACGTGAATTTTTAAAAGGATATACGATACCATTTGTGCAGTTAGACCCGCTGAAAACAATATTGGTTTTTTCACATTCGCACAATACGATGGATAAACGAATACTATTAGATAACATAGAAATAGTTGGACACCCAGATAGCCAATATGCAAAATATAGTTTGAAAACATTGGGCGATTTTATTAAGGATGATAAAATAGTGAAATTTTTTACAGAAGATTTGGAAAAGAGACTGACAACATATGAACTTGGGGATATAAAATTAAAACCGGATGTATTGAAACAGATTGGTCAGATTGAAGAGAAGAAAAAACAAATGATGAAGAGCATCCAGGCGCAACAAGCACAAAACCCATCGCATTTAAAAATAGTATTTCAAGAAGAAGGTAAAAGTCCTCGTGAACTTAGCATGCCAGAAGTTGTTGAATTATTAGACAAACAACAGAAACAACTGGATCAGTTTAAAAATTTAAAAGACCTATACGGAAGTGCAATGAAAGAAAATCAAAGGTTAAAAATGCTTATCGATGAACAACAAGCAATACTAGATGAGAAAAATCTTATGATTAATGAACTTGAAAATAAGGTGAATGAATCATGTGAAGTTGTTGTGATAAATAATGCGTAATAATGCGTGATAATGCGCAATAATGTGTGTCAGAAATATATTTAAAACTGACTTAAAGAAATTTTGTTACATATACTTATCAGTTACGTTACGTACTATTTACGCATTTTAAAATGGCGATGTTGAAAGAGAATCTCAAAGGACTTGCTGCTGGAAGTGGAAGTGGTAGAAACAAGAGTAGGCTACATTTGAGCAAAGTAGATGCAGGTCGCGATGATTGGGATGATACCGGATCGACGGGTGGTGGTGCAAGCAATGAAAAGAAGGGGAAACGAACAAGATCTTTTTCGTCCAATGTGCAAGGTCGGTATATCGTAAATGCGGTCACAGGAGTTGAGTATCCTTGGCGTGTTGGTTCGGTATGTGAGGATTTGCTTTGGAAGGTGTGTGATGCGCGGGCGAGTCGCGGAAAGTATGAGCCGGATTTTTACTTCTATGATTCGCCTCAACAGGCTGCAGAACATAGGCGATATCATCGCAATGCATTTTCACAAGAGTCGATAGATTGGTGGAAGGCGAAGGTTGCAAGAACAACAAAAATGTTGGCAGTGGATGAGTAGTATGTGAAAGATGGTGGTGGGTGGGTGGATGGATGTGAAATATCATAATAAGTATAGTGATTTATACTTATTATGTTGGGCGTTGGGTCTTAAGTTATTGTCCTTGATTTTGTGAATTACTTTCTAAAATTTGAACTCTTGTTAATAAATTTTCTACTTTTGTGTTTAGTTCATTTATTTTTGTTTCATATGATTCTACTAAATTTAACCTATTATTATGGTTTTTAGTAGTTATATATATGATAATGCTAATTTTTCATATAATATACTATCAGGCTTATACTCAGCGTGATTAGGTTAAAAATTCTTTAAGTGATGGACATATTTCAAAAACTTTTCTATTTCAGGTTAGTCTTACATAAGAGTTTTGCCCGTAGCAACCAACAGAACCCGATGCTGTATGTGAAAATCTTAATCCAATCGTTTTTGTTCCTGTTATTGTGAATACTTGTGATAATGAATAACCCATTCTTGAATACACACTTTCAAAAGTGCTTAAATACGGGTATGTTGATATTGCTGTTCCGTCTGTTATGTTATAAAAATCAACTTGAAAAGTTGCCGAAGAAGCAATAGAATAATCTAAATAACCAAAACCTGACATTAAATATGTTCCTGCTGGTAGAGTAAAGGAAGCGAATACACCACCACCACCAACACCACCACTATTAAACCCTGATGTATTGGTTATTGGAATTGTAGTATCCACATAATTCTTCGTAGCGACATCTTGGGCAGAGGCGGGGTCTTGCGTGTTATTAATCCGCTTACTATTCATATTCAAGTCATAGTAAGTCATTTTATATGCGTTAATATATATATATATATATATATAAGGTATATAAAACAATTCATCTTATTCTAAATTGAATGATATGAGAATGTAATGAAAAATTCATCATTCGTCGTCCAAGTCCAAGGCACAGAACTCGTGAGTTGCTGATTGGTTTGATAATTTCCAGACGAATAATATGGGCGAATTGTGATTGTAGAAGCACTTGAATATGTTATAACGCCATAAATGGTGCTTAATGTGCTTGTATCAAAGAAAGTTGCGTTTCCATTCAAAGCAGTAGCATTCGCCACATTCGCAGAAGCAAAATTAGCATTAACAGGCAGAGTAAGAGACACACCTGTTCCTGTGATGGTGGTTGTAGAACCGAATATTAGGCGAACATATACATCTGTGAATTGTCCCTGTTGTGCGTATTGCGCGGTTAATGTTCCATTTCCAATTGTAAGATTAGTAAAAACTGGTATGTAAGATGTATATGTTGCCGAACCTGCTGGTCCTGTTGCTCCTTGAATACCTTGTGGTCCTGTTGCTCCTTGAATACCTTGTGGTCCTGTTGCTCCTTGAATACCTTGTGGTCCTGTCGGTCCTTGAATACCTTGTGGCCCTGTTGCTCCTTGAATACCTTGTGGTCCTGTCGGTCCTTGAATACCTTGTGGCCCTGTTGGTCCTTGTGGTCCAACCGCATATACAATTAGAAGGACTGAGTGATTATCAGGAAACGAATATGGAGCGAAGTTTAATACTGGAAATGCTATATAGTCATTTGAAACAATAGTCGGTATTCCAGTTATATTCCAACTTTGAAAAAGGGTTGAGTTATTTTGGTCTTGAATGATTAGTTTATCACCTGCGTCTAAATTGCTTAAAAGTGTTTCAATATCGTTTCCAAGGTCATCTAAATGCGATACATAAATAATTGTTGCCGACGATTGTGTCACATTATTCCATTCAATTCTTCCAGCATTAATAGGAGGTGATTGTGATGATGTTTGTGTTTTATAATTGTAAAATGTGCTTGATTGTCCTGCAGGTCCTTGTGGACCTGTAACACCCGTCGCCCCGGCAGGACCTGCAGGACCCGTTGCCCCAGAAGGACCTGCAGGACCCGTCGTGCCATTTCCGCTACTTGTATCTTTACAACAAAGTTTCGTATTTAAATATGAAGAATATGAACTATAAGACATGGTATATGATTATTTATATAATAAGTAAATATTATATAAATATTTTTATACAATATATATAGAATATTTTACATAAAAGTAATTTGATTCACTCCATTTTATGTAATGCATTTATATTAATCACATAAAAAATTACATAAATGACGCTAAACATATTTTTTAACTAAAAGTTCCTATAGTTGAACCGATTGGTCTCCAAACACCAGCACCATCTCCTAAGAACTGCTGTGCTTGGTTGGCGTTAGTAAAGGTGTAATTAGTAAAAGTTCCGTTCCCTGATTTATAATTACCCCCTGATACATTAAAAGAAGCAGACTGGGAATTAGCGGTGGGTGTTCTAAAAAAAGTCCAAGTTGAGTATGAAGTTCTTATCGCTCCATTAAAGTAGGCAATACCTGAAGGTTGCTGACCGCTGTTTGATGTTCCATAATAAACCCAGTTATTTAATGCTGATGCCGACCATACTTGAGTGCCTCCATCTTGAACTACATCAAAACCATTTATAGCAGATATTCCGTTGAGTGCGATTGGATTAGGTGAGATATTTACGGGTGTGTATGGATTTGAAGGGGTGGAAGCGTCTAAGTAGCATAAATAAGCAGGCGAGGTGTGGTTAAAATTACCACCTGCTAATACATTACCAGTTACGGAAAACGATAGAGACAATACTGCCCCATTAAAAGAATTACTATCTACCTGCGTCCAAGATGAACCCGTTGTATATGTTGCTATATAATTGGCGGGAATATTGCTTCCAAAATTGGCGACAAAACTAAATACACCACCAAACCAGTTTCTTCCGTTGTATTCAAGAGAGCAGAGAACCTCAAGATTAGCGGATAATTCACCGCCATCGTTAGTAAATGTATTCATTCCGCCACTTGAGTTTCCTGATACTTTTACCATATTTGAAAAATTACCTGGTGATGGGTTATGAAGAGATGAGAAAAATCCTGAAAATATAATATCGTTAAAATTAGTGCTATCGGCGGTAATTGTATTAATATAACCATTCACTCCATCGCAACCTGTAGAACTATCCCACATAGGGTCTTCGCTATATGGTGCGGATATTCGGTTGATACGAGTTAATCCGTATTGTGCTTGTGCGCTCCCATTTACGCTAGTAAAATCACCACCAATATAGACATAACCACCCACACCAAAAATGGCGTTAATTTTTGTAGTTGAATAGGAAGAACCATTAACACTTACACCACCGACATTAGAGTTAAGATTAATATCGTATATTTGTATAGCATTCCCAACAGCAATCCATACCACATTATAAATTGTATCCACCCAAAAGCAAGAAACATTACCAAAAGAGGTAGGCATATCATTCCAAGAATATAGAGGAGTAACCCCATAATTTACAAGGGTTAATCTTTCGCCTATAATGGTTGATGCTGGGATTGTTTGTGAGTTTGTATTGTTATTTGTGTAAAACGCATCAGGGTAATACTCCTTGCTCGCTACACTAGTTATTAATTTTGTAGTTGAACCTGATGAATTAGGTTGTTGTATTTGAACCTGACCTGAATTAGAATTAAGTGTAAGATTATTATTACAAGATAATTGAATAAATGAAGAAGCAGTTGCGGTTAAAGCAGTAGAAGAATTAATATCTATACTACCACCAGTTCCAGTTTTAGAGAGTATGATGCTCCCATTTGTGGCGGTGTTTGATATACCCGCGTTCTGGCCTGCTAAGGTTTGAAGAAGAGATACCGAACCCGTTGAGGTTGTGATAGGATTGCCGAGTGTATTGATTGCTTTATTTGTCTCAACATACCCTGTATTACCAGTTCCATTACAGGTAAGGAATGCAGTAGGGGTTGCCGAATTGACACAACAAGATAGAGCAAGTGAACCATTTTGAGATGCATTGGTAGGGTCTGCTATTGTTGCGTCTATTGACGCGTATTTTGTTTTAACATTCGTGGAAGAGTTCCCATGGAAGGAGACGCCACCGAGTTGATCTGCTAGTGCTGGACTAGCGGAGTTCTTATACAAATCCAAATGAACCCCATTAGCGTTGCCGTCATTATTTTCAATAGATAGTACAGGCTCTGTTGAACCACCCGTCGAACCCTGAACTATTCGTAGTGAAGCGGTTCCGGGATTATATGATAAATCAGTGTCGATATATCCGGTTTGTCCTGCCCCTGTTGAACCGACAAATGTCATATAATATAATGAATTGTTGTTTGTTGATTGAATGACTAAACCCGACGGCCCAGTAGCACCTTGCGGACCTGTTGCTCCTTGCGGACCTGTTGCTCCTTGCGCGCCGGTTGCACCCGTCGGTCCCGTTGGACCACCTGCAGGACCCGTTGGTCCCGTTGGTCCGGTAGGACCTGCAGGACCCGTCGTGCCATTTCCGCTACTTGTATCTTTACAACAAAGTTTCGTATTTAAATATGAAGAATATGAACTATAGTATGACATTATACCGATATATATATTATATAATATATAATAACTATAAAAATAGAATAGTTATTATAATGTAAATTATAAAATCACAGAATCGTCACTATCATATGCACTTGCAGCGTCTCCCTTATCATTTGGTGTTTCAAATATTTTTTGCGTATACTTATCTAAATAGCGATACATTCGATTAATATCTAACTTGGAATCTTCATAGTTTTCAAGCATGCTATGCTATATACAACAATATACTATGCCATGACATACTATACTATGCCATAACATACCATTTTATTTTTATGTGATGCGTCTATATTAAAATAATCATATAAAAAATGCACCATAACCGAGTTAAAGTGAAGGGTCGGTTGTAAAGTACGGAATCCAAATATCTGTTCCGTTCAATTGTAGTTTCAAGAATGTAGCAGTTGATACACCAGAAGAGGTTGTCCTAATATCTGCGTTATGATTATTTGCGGTTGTCGTTGTATTGGTATTTGCGAGATTTAGTATATCACTACTGAGTGTGAGTGCTTGTCCTGCGATTGTTTTCAATATCAATTCGCCAGTAGAACTATCAATCGTAAAAGGTTGTGGTGCGATTTGATTTGCGTATTGAAGAATACCACCACTCGCACTATCATTTACTAAAGATAAACTCCGTCCATTAGCGTTGTCTTGGTAGTTCATAAAAAATTGTTGTCCGGACGGATTATTCACTATACCAGAAGTAGTGGTTATACCACCACCAGAGTTTTTGAAAAAGTCAATTCTGTTTTCGTTAGGATTACCGATGACTTGATTATCAATTATTACTGACTTATTATTCGTATTATCAAAAGTAGCAATATAATCCTTTCTAAACTCACCATAAGTATTATTAGGTGTGTCTAATATCTCTAATTTAGATGTATTCAAAGTAGCGACGACATTATTCGTTAAATTACTATTTACAAGACTTTCTCCGTTTAGCACTTGTGTTGATACGATTGCTGCTGACTTGGATAAAGATAATGTCTTTGCTGCTGCGATTGTCGTATTGCTATTTAAATCAATATCATTAGCCACAGATGTTAAACCAATTGAACCTTTTGAGTTTATAGTTATGTTTCCAGTTCCAGTTGAAGCAGTAGCGTCAATAGGCAAATCACCGGTAGAAGTTTTAAGAGAATTGCCGTTGAGGTCAAGGGGTCTAAATGAGTTGTTTTCGTTGTCTGCTCCATTCAAGCGAAACACAAGGTTATTCACGCCATTAATTAAACTATAAAAATCCAGCGACCCATCATAATTGGCTGGTGCGGTATTTGTAGTGATACTGCTCTCAATCTTACCAAATGTTCTCTTCACACCAGCACCATCTTTGGCGTTAAAAAGTATAGTGGAAACAACATCATTCGTAGCACCATTACGCCCACTTTTATACATTTCCAAAGACGGAACACCAGTCGTATTTCCAGCAGTAGCATTTGTATTTTCCAATAGCAATAAATCGTCCGTTGTATAACCGACATTATCCGTTTTCAAGTTAAGAGTTCCAGCATTATAATCCAACCGGTCAGCAGATGCTAATGAAGGTAGAATGAGACGTCCAGTAGAAGATAAATCAATATTGTCTGCCGAGAACGTCATAGTGTCGGTGGTTGTGAGTGCGAGTGGATTAGCATTTGAATTAAGTGTAAAACCACCAGAACTATTGTTTTGATTTATACCATTTTTATCTATTATTGTTGAAGTGGAAGGGGTGAAAGGGGCGGAGGAAGATAAAGATAATGAGGGGTTTAATGAACCACTACCAGAGGAAACACTTATAGAAATCTGTCCGTCGGCATTTGGAAAGGGTGGAGAGGTTGGATATGTAATACCACAACCGATAGATGTATTAGTAGGAATACAATTTAAATTGACCCCAGCGGAATAGTTAGATGCGTATTCATTTGCAGACAACGCTTCACTTACACCGCCAACCCCACAATTTATTACTGCGGAGTTTAAATAATTTGAACCATTGGTTGTAGAGATTGTTTCAATAACAGCAGTAGAACTAACGGCAATATCTTCTTTGTTTTCTACGAGACCACTGGTGTAACCAATGTTGATTTGGTCCCAAACGAACCGACTTTGGGTTGTGGAACCATCTGACAATATTATTTGAGCGGCATTGTTGTTAGGTTTTAATGAGATGTATTCCGGATTAGGGGCAATATTCATGTAAATATTGTCTGAACGCAATGCATTGCCATTGGTTGAGTCCATCCATATTCCGTGCAAACCCGTCGGCATTGGGTCAGCCGATAGTGGTTCCAATGCTAAATATGTCGGGTCGATGCCTCCCGAAACATATAAATTTCCAAAAACCATGGCGTCGCCCGTGTATCCTGTTCCCGTATATCCGGGTCCCGTGGGTCCAATATAGTTAGTTGAAATCCATGGACTGCCACCAGTTGGGCCTGTTGCTCCTTGCGGACCTGTTGCTCCTTGCGGACCTGTTGCTCCTTGCGGACCTGTTGCGCCTTGCGGACCTGTTGCACCTTGCGCGCCGGTTGCGCCTTGCGGACCTGTTGCGCCTTGCGGACCTGTTGCACCTTGCGCGCCGGTTGCGCCTTGCGGACCTGTTGCTCCTTGCGGGCCTGTTGCACCCGTCGGTCCCGTTGGACCACCTGCAGGACCCGTTGGTCCCGTTGGTCCGGTAGGACCTGCAGGACCCGTTGCACCATTTCCACTACTTGTATCTTTACAACAAAGTTTTGTATTTAAATATGAAGAATATGAACTATAGTATGACATTATACCGATATATATATTATATAATATATAATAACTATAAAAATAGAATAGTTATTATAATGTAATTTATAAAATGACAGAATCGTCACTATCATATGCACTTGCAGCGTCTCCCTTATCATTTGGTGTTTCAAATATTTTTTGCGTATACTTATCTAAATAGCGATACATTCGATTAATATCTAACTTGGAAACTTCATAGTTTTCAAGCATGCTATATATTTGTTCTTCGCCATATAACTTACGAAGATGTATAAAAAAAGAAAACATGTCTTTATGGTCCATCGAAAGTTGTTGGCACAATGTTTTAATAAATAGTGAATTATTATATTCCGTGCTATATTTTGTCAACACTTTTGTGAAACGCACTTCAAGTGGATTGAACTTTGTTTTTTTGGTAAAATCCGGATACTCATGGTAAATCTTATTATTATAAAACGTTTTAATAAGCGAACTCATTTCATTGAATTGCCATGCCTGATTTTGAAACGTGATTCTATCAATATAGTCCGCAAAACAAATATTATCTAAAACCTTTTGATAAAATGGCACCGCAATATCTTTCTGGTATTTACCCAAAACGTCGATTATATTTTCATGCCATAGTAGCGCAATCGTTGTTCTATCGGTTTCATTCATCAACACTTTATGTTGTTCTATTGGATAGTTATTATTGATAAGATGTTGTGTCAACTTTTTGCTGTCATCGTTGTAGCTTTTCGTCTGAAAAATAGTGCGAATAATATCATTCTGTAAAATATTACTTTGTTTGCTTGCCATCTCGCATATTGATACCATCTTGCGTAAATCACCTTGAATAAATGAAACAATATTTGCATTTAATGTTTTGTCAAATTTCAAATGAAGCGTTTTTAAAATAGTGCATATTTGCTCATTTGTAGGTGTCTTCAATTCGAATGTATGGCAAACTTTCATCAACTCTTTTATTTTTTTATTGATTTGATAATTCCCAATACAGATAATCGGATTAAATGAAACCTCTTCTACTTTTTGTTTTTTCGTCTTCTTAGGTCGGATTAATTTTATAAGCGAGTTTATTCCGCTTTTGTCGCCATTATTCATTGCGTCTATCTCATCCATTACGATGACGATCTTTTTCACTTTTTTATCGAACATTGACATGATATTTTTGTCGGACATATTGTGTCGTGTAATCGTATCAATGATGGACTTGTTTCGTATATCACCTGCATCATATTTAATAATGTCGTAATTTTGTTCGCGCAGAAGACTTGTAATGAATTCAGTTTTACCTGTGCCTGGGTTTCCATAGATATAAATACCGCGTTTGAGTGTGATATCTTTTTTATTCTCCTGGAAATCTTTCAATATTACTTTTATTTTATCGTAGATTTGCTGTCTTTCAAGAATTTCATTCATACTTATTTTTAGTGTATTCATGTGTCTGATAGCTGGAATGGTTATGGGTATGGTTGTGCTGTGGTTATTATTATATGAATTGACTATTATTATTTTGTTATTGTAACTTATTTGTATAATATGTAGTATACGTATAGTACTAGAACTTATTAATTTACAAGAAATGTTTCTATGTTGATTTTACAAGTGTAATATTATTATATTTTGTATATTCTGTTTTCTATTTTATTCTCTCCTTTCTCTCCTTTCTCTCCTTTCTCTCGTTTTTCACATCTCTTACTCTCTATCCGCTAAGATAGTTCGGGTCCTGGGTTTGTCGTGTGGTTGACGTATATCCAGACGTTTCTAATGTAAACATATTACCAAGCAACATTCCAATGTTTCTGTCAGGTGGCGCTCTTTGATTGTTTATTAACTCACTATTATTTGTGATACCATCCCATATTATTCGATTTTTGATTGCAAAATCGAATTTATTCTTTTTGGTAGGTAATTGATATGTAAAAAAAGGAGTAGTATTCCCACCTGTATTACTTTTTTGCTTATTGGGAGAACATTTAATATACCCTTCTTTTGTTTTAGATAACTTCCAATAGTCTGGACACTGACTTATCATCGGTGTCCATATTTGTTTCTTATTGTTTTCGCGCAATATAAGAATAGTAGTAATAGGTATTAAAAATAAAAAAACAATTACCGCAACAAGAACCAATGTCTTTCTAAAATTTAGTTTAATATTAGTGGATTCCATGTAGTATTGGTATTTAGTAATATATTGTAATGTTATATTTTAATATTGGATATTTTAATATTGGATATTAAAATATTCAATAATAAAATATTATAAATGATGGGGTAAATAAAATCGTATCGTAACATATCATATCATATCATATCATATGGACTTACGATGTAGGCGCCGGCTTACATGATTTTCTATAGTCGTCATTATTTGTTACACCATCCCATAGAATAGTTCCACCGCATTGGTTTCTTGTCCATGCATACTTATCTAAAAATATATCGCATGGTTTTGTTAATTTCAATGGTTGGTTGTAAGGAGTAGGGGGTCTTCTGTCTGTGCATTTTCCCCAGTTTATTTGGTCAGCTGGTGGATTACATGACGATGATGTTATTTCACCCTTTTTATTTACTACCGAAGATATACTCCAATAATCGGGACACGATGCAGGGATAATATTATACTTTTTCCGTTGTGCAACATAAATAAAATAACTAAATAGACCAAGTAATAATACAAATATTATCGATGCTACTATCAATACTATGCTATTAAATGACATTAGGATGGTAACTAACTATATAGAGTATATAATATATATACTATAAATATATATTATATAATTAGTTGGTTGGTCACTAATGTATTAAATTATCTAAATGTTTTGTTTATTTAACGATTTCGTGTTTTTTATAATAGTCTGTAATAGTCTATGATATTTAGTATAGTATAATATAGTATAATATAGTATAGTATAATATAGTATAGTATAATATAGTATTGAGAATAACAATAAAGAATAAAAAAGAATAAAATAAAATAGTAATATATTATAATAGTATCTTTATTCAATATTCTAAAAATGTCTTTATTAAATATAGGACTATGTGGTAACCCTCGTATTCAAAATGTATCTACTAAAAATATATCCAATGGGCGTGTCGATATTCTTGAACCTCCTCCCGATATTCGTTTCTCAATGTGGGACAAAATTCCCGTAAACCAGGTTACGACATTCCGCGATGCAATGACCGGAAATTGGGTCGACAATGATGTTAGCAATACTTTTTTTAGTGCAGAAAATATGCAAATCATTCAAAATACACTTCGTGCAGACGTATACAAATTGTCAAATGGTGAGTATACTATCGGACAACAAGACAATGACCAGCTTAAAATAATTATGCGTGCACTTTATCTTGAAAGCGCAGTAAACTTGCCAAACAATGTAAGAGAACAAGTAGCTGCATTAAACAAGTTTGTTGTAGCTCATTGTGTTCCTAAATTAATGAATGAAATCAAGGCATATTTGAAATATAAACGCGATGCGAGTAATATGTATACTATTATGACATGGCCTACATATGACAATGTCAAAGGGAAAACACTCGAACTTAATCCTTGGTTTTAGGCGTGGGTATTGGACGGGTATTGGACGGGTATTGGAAACGTATTTTAATTTATTTTATATTTTACATAAAAAATATAAAATTTATTCGAAACCTAACCTGTTGTTACTTATTGTGCGACAATCAGGGCTACACTATTTTTTTGATTTTACGACAGCTTTTGGTTTTTTAGTTGATGCTACACCGCCTTCCGCTTTGGTCTTGGTTCCGTTTCCTTCTTCGCTACCGGAACGTTCCGTAAATTTCTTATATTCTTCTTCTAATTCTACTAAATCATCTTGCCACAGATTTTGAGTTGTTTTGGATTCAAGGTGTGTCAATTCCTTTTCTTTCTTTTCCTTTTCCGTGCGCAGTTTTTCGACATTTTCTTCTGAAACACTATCCATTGGAAGTTTTAGCAAATACTTGTAGCCGGTAGAACACGAGTCGCTTCCACCTCCGTCTCCATCTTTGCTGTCATCTGCATTTTGCATATCATAATTGCGGTCTTTTAATATCTGCACCATCATAGTAGTCGTTTTTCTGCGCAAGTCGATCGTATCGTCTAATATTTCGCTAATATATCTTGCACGATTTGACAATACAAGTAGTTCCTTCCTCAGCGCGTCTACGAGATACGCTTTTCGTTTCTGGTAATACTCAATGCGAACCGGATAATAGTCGTCCACGATTTCTTCGGGTGTATTGTATTTCTTAAGTTTCTCATTCGCATCAAACATATTCATATTTGTTGTTGACTGCGTCGTATATAATCCGAGACACTTCTCCAGCATCGTGCATCCATGTTCTACAACTTTGTCGCGATATGTTGCAATAATATTCGGCATCATCGTCAGTGTAATATCCACTATCACATCTGTGCTCATATCATTGTAATCTTTCACAAGCTGGATGGTGGGAGCGGATGCACTTCCAGGAGCGTCGCTCTTCTTTGCAAGAGGTTCAATAAGTTGTTCAATGAATTTCTTATAGTCGTCTGTCCATGTTCCGATCGGCAATTCAGTAATCCGAATTTTCTTATCATCCAAAATCGTATAACAACCTTTGATTAGATACTTTGCGGCATTGCTGGCACCGGTGCTGCTGCTGTCCATTATGCGCTCAATCGTTCCCTTGAAGTTTTTGTAATACGGGTTAATCGTTGGTATGGGTGCAGGTGTGGGCGAAAGTTTGTATTTGATATAGTCGATGATTTGTTGCGGGTTATAGCACATAATGTCTGTGCTAAATCCGGTTCCAATGCCTTTCACACCATTGACCAAAACCATCGGAATAATCGGCACATAGAATATCGGCTCAACGCTTTGTCCATCGTCGTCCAAATACGTAAGCACCGCATCATCTTCGGCGCGAAAGATGAATCGTGTTATTCTATTCAGTTGCGTAAAGATATATCTTTCACTCGCAGAATCTTTCCCGGCTTGAAGCCTACTACCGTACTGACCATTGGGTTCAAACAAGTTGATATTGTTACTACCCACGAAGTTCTGTGCCATTCCGACGATTGCGGCGTTCAAACTTGCTTCACCATGATGATACCCTGAGTGTTCCGAAACATAGCCACTGAATTGCGCAACTTTGATTTCGGTTTTGAGATTCTTCTTGAATGCAGAGAATAGAATCTTACGCAATGAGATTTTCAAACCATCCATGCCATTCGGGATAGAGCGATCACAATCATATTTTGAAAAGTGTATCATCTCGTCATGAATGAATTTCTCGTAAGTGACACTCGGCTGCAATGTGTCCAAATATCTGTCGCGCGAATAGGTAGACAACCACGTCTTCCGGTCATCGGCGCGTTTTTTGTTGAAGACCATATCAATCGCGTCGTTGCATACATCGCCGCTATGCACAAAGTCGACGATCTTTTTATGTTCAAAATACTCCTTGAACTCCTTGCCTGTGCTTGTTCCTAAACCTTTGTAATATTTGATATTCCATCCGGTAGTGTTAGCGCTGGCTGCTGCTGCGTCTCCTTCCTTCCATGCGCGATACTCGCCTTCATTGTAAAATACCTTCTCTTGTGTTCCCTTTTTCGCCTTCAAAATCGGCGTATTCATAAACCCAATAAATCCCGGAATCTCAGCAAGAGATGGCCATTCGCTTTGAAACAGGTTGATTCCAAGTCCTTTGATATGTGACCCATCCAAATCCTGATCCGTCATAAATATTATCTTTCCATATCGAAGACGATACTTCACGTCATCGAGGGTGTATTTGCGCCCAACTTCAAGACCAAGAATCTGCTTTATTTCTTTGATTTCGTTGTTCTCTGAGATTTTCTTGACCGGTTCTCCACGAGTGTTCATGATTTTGCCTTTCATCGGATAGACACCAATAATATTTCTGTCTTCTCGGCTGAGGCCTGAAACAATTCCTGCCTTTGCTGAATCACCTTCGCATAAGATAATCGTACACTCCCCTGATTTCTCTGTGCCGGCAAAGTTTGCATCGATAAGTTTCGGGATTCCGCGAATCGTGCGCGTCTTTGAGCCGTCTGTCTTTTTCGCCGCCTTGCTTTCTTTCACTGCAGTCAGTTCACATGCGGCATCCATCACACCCATCTTTGCAAGTTTCTCAATAAAGTCGTCACTCACTTTGCATGTCGAACCGAATGCACTAGAAGATGTTCCGAGTTCATCCTTGCTCTGACTCGAAAACGACGGATTTTCAATATCGCAGCGCAGAAATAGCGCGAGTTGTTCTTTGATGGTTGTTGCCTTGACGTCTATTTTCTTCTTGTTCTTGATATACTCCGTCAGTTTGCGCACGATTTGATTCACAATATACTCAACATGTTTACCACCCTTCTGTGTATAAATCCCGTTCACAAATGAGACGTGTTGGAATTCGCCACTGGATGAAAGTGACACAACATATTCCCATCGAGGATCCGGGCTTTCATAGATTCGTTTTGTCTCACCCTTTGCACCAATATAGAGGTCGATATACTGCTGAAAGTGTTTGACCGCGACCTCGTTTCCATTATACCTGACTTTGACAGACTTGTCGGTGATGGCCGCAATATCATAGATACGTTTCTCAAAAAGCGCACGCATGTCGGGTGTGAGTCTCGAATTTTCTAGACCGAAACGCGCATAGTCTGGACGAAAGGAGACTTTCGTATATGGTTTCGCGGTGGACGCTTTCGTGATTTTTGGCGGACAGATTTCTTCCAGGTTGTTCTTGAATTCTTGGATATATTTGAGACCACGTGTATGGTCAATCGTTTCGATGCGTCCCCATGTAGACCAGATAAGAACGAGCTTGAATCCAAAGCCATTTTTACCTCCGACGATTTTCTCTTTCTTGTTTTCGTCGTAGTTTGTAGATGTACGCAGATGGCCGAAAATCATCTCGGGAATCCATAGCTTGTGTTCCGGATGTTGCGCGACATCAATGCCGTTGCCGTTGTTCGTGATGGAGATGACGCCGTCCTCGCTGATGTCAAAATCAATATATGTAACAGGCAAAGCATTGGGTTTGCCATCCGCAACTGCCTGTGCTTGTCGCACATAATGGTCGCGACTATTGACTGCACCTTCGTCGAATAATTTGTAGAGACCTGGGATGTAGGAAATTGTGTGCTGGACGATGGAAGACGTTTCTTTGCTGTAGACATACGTTTCTGTTTCTGTCATGTTGATAGGGCCGATATAAGTGTCAGGTTTTTTAAGAATATGTTCCTTGTCTGACATCTTTTGATACTTACCGAGTTCATCGCTTGCACCCCCAGACGCGGAGGACATAGACATTGCAGACATTTCTTGAACGATGGTATTTTCGATTTCTTCAGGGGTTGCAGACGGATTTATGCTGGTCAATTTTTCGAGCAATTTTTTAGGAGCTTTGGAGTCTTTGACAGATTTGGTAGCCATAATTGGATGAATAATTTAGTAGTTTGGTGATTAGTGATTGGTAGATTTGTAGTTTGGCGATATATATAAATTACGCTAATTATTTTATATCAATTTTATATATTGTTTATTCATAGTAACTCGACCATAAAATAAAATAATATGCCAGTTGATTTTTATTTTAAACCAAAATGTTGTCTACCAAAACCATTAAAGAAGAATGTTTATAACCCGGATGTTTTTTCTAGGCTTCCATTGAATATTCGAATTGCACACCAAATTGTTACATCGGTGGGAACTGCAAATCAGTGTTATACAAGAATAAACGTTCCATTAAATGCGTATGGAAGATGGGCTGGTGCGCCGGGTGGTTCAGGACCAGGTGTGTCTTCTACTATGAATTATGTCCCGTATACAGATACGTCTGGTTTGGGTCCTAAGATTGGGGGAGCCATTTGTAATTGTGCAGATATAGCTCCATTCCCAACGTTTTCACCTATAAATAGTGTAGCACCCGTCATTTCAGGTAATACTACTCGTGGTTCTACATTGACGACTACGAATGGAACATGGTTCGGCAATCCATCGCCCACATTTACATATCAATGGTTTAGAGGAAATACGCCGATACCAAACCAAACAAATATCACGTATGTATTAGTGTTAGCAGATGGTGGACAGCCGATTACATGTCGTGTAACGGGAACAAATAATGTAGGTTCAGGGGTTGGAATAAGTAATGTGATTACTCCTATTCTTGGTCCTCCACAGAGTGTTACATTTTCGGGCGTTGGGAGTTTTGAAACTATTTATGTTAATTCTTTAAATCAAGTTGTCACTAGTCCCTTAACAAATGGCTTTACTATTTATCGGGTTACAGCTACATCACAAGGAGCTACTTATTTAATAAATAGTAACTCAGCGTCAACCCCGATATCTTTTTTAGTTATTGGTGGAGGTGGCAGTGGTTCCGCATTTGACACAGGAGGAGGAATTTTACCTGGAGGAGGAGGAGCAGGAGGTTTTATAGAATCTTCTGGAACTACAAACACTGCCACTCCATATTCGATTTATGTAGGTAGAGGTGGATTTTTATTAAATAATACAGCAAGCGGTGAAAATTCTTTGTTACAATTAAGTTCAGGAACACTAAATGCTATAGGCGGTGGAGGAGGGGCAAACCTTAGTACAGGTTTAAATGGTTTAAATGGAGGAAGTGGCGGAGGTGGTGCATTTAACTTTAATAATAACAATTTCGGAACAGGAGGAAATGGAACACCGGGACAAGGATTTGAAGGAGGAATTGGTAGTAGTAGTGGTAGTGGTGGAGGAGCAGGAGGAAGTCCAGCTACTAATTCGCTGAATGGAGGTGTGGGATTACCAAGCACTATTACTGGTCAGAGTATTTATTATGCTGGAGGAGGTGGATCCATTGGACGAGTTGGTGGTATAGGTGGTGGCGGAAATGGTGGTATAGGAGGACCAGGAGGGCAGGGAACACCTGGAACAAATGGGTTAGGTGGTGGTGGTGGTAGTGGTCGTAATGGAGCATCAGGTGGCGATGGAGTAGTTATACTACGTATTCCATCATTTATATAGTTGCATAGTTTAGTTTATTATATATTTTAGTATTTTTGTAATGTTTAGCGATATATTATGTTTATTAAATATATTTTTACGAATAAGAATATACAAATAAGAATATACAAAAAATAATATTTTTTTCTCCTTCTTTTTTATAAACAAAAAGATAAGATGCACGGAAGTTATAAGAGACGCCCTGATGGCAAATATACGATACACGGACACGTTTATGAAAGACTTGTCGGTTCTCGCGCCCAAGTGTGGCATCAAACTGCTTATAAAACAAGTGGTGGATTGACTCGCGCTCAACTGGTGATGAACAAACATGGTCGCGTTGTTTCTGCAAAGAAGCATACGACTGCCAAACGTGAGAAGCGTTTGTTGAAGCATGGTTACACTGCAAAGAAGGGTAAATTCGGTGCGGTGAAGATAGGCGCCGCTAAGAAGACTCGTAAGTCCCGCAAGTGAAAAGACGAGAGAAACGAGAGAAAGGAGAGAAATGCGTAATTATAATTCATAAATAGATATTCGAATAGAGTTAATATTTTTATACAAATTTATAAAAACATTAGTAAAAACATTTCACTTTCACTTCACTTTCACTTCATCTTCTTCTGCGCTTGAATGTTACGTTCTTTTTGCTTTT